TTCACTTGGTGTAGTAGCAATTCTTCTTTGGTGGTCAATTCTTTTTTTAATTGATTCGCTGCTTCAACGTCTACCCGCACCCCTAGGAAACGCATATCGACCAAACAAGGAAACAGATCTGTCTCAAGATTAAATATGTCTTGAAGATCTTCTTCAATTATTTTTGTTTTAACAGATTGCCAAAGTTCAAAAGTTAACTCTGCATCTTTTTCTGCATACGCTCCAACTTCACTTGCAGGTAGTCTCCACATGTCTGCTTTTGCA